ATTATGAGTCAGAGAGAGTCTCTAATCGGTTATAACATTAAATTCGATTTAAAATTTCTAGAAATGGAAGGGTTAGATACTACTAATATAAAATTGATTGATGTTTTAGTTATGGTTCGCCTTACTGAACCTACTACTATCCGTGATTTAGATTTAACTACTACTATCATTAGAAGTTATGGAGAAAAAGCAGGCTCTTATGATATTGAAACCAAGAAAATTCTAAGGACTAATAAATGGCACAAAGATTTTTCTTTAGCTCCTGTAGATATATTAGGGGAATATTGTGAGCAAGATGTTAAATGGACTGCGAAACTTTACGAGGATAGGATAATAGAAATTGAAGAATCTGAACAATCAGATGTTTTTGAACTAGAATGTGATCTAACTAAAGTTTTAAATAGAATGGAACATAGAGGGATACCTATAGATACAAAATATGCAAAAAATCTTATGG